CGAAGAAGAAAAGACGGAGGAAAGCGCGCAGCGCTCTACTCTGGAAAAGAAGAAGGTCAGGCTTACGGGCTTGTCCGGCCCACGGTGATCTACACTGGGGGTAAGCTGAGAACCGTGACAATAGACTCGGTCTACACCTCTCGGCTTGCGTGGGTGAACGCCTGCGTTGGTGATGCGTTTAGAGAAAAACTTTCCTGCCTGAGCGTCTTCGGACGTGAAGTGGAGGATTGGGCGCGTCAAGTTTCTTTTCCAGAGGGATTGTTGGTATCAGGGGACCTCGAGTCCGCAACTGACAACATCCGTGGGGAGTTCTTTGAGGCCTGTTTCCGGGTATTTTGTGAGGAGGTCAACTCTTCCCCTTTTACTCCGATTCACGCCCTCATCTCCGACCAGCGCGAGGCGGAAGCCTTGTCCTGGACCACTAGGGCCCGATTCACGAGCGGAGAATCTCAGCGACGGGGGCAATTGATGGGCTCAGTCCTATCTTTCCCTTTCCTGTGCATTGCATCGCTCTCGGCGTACATATACAGTCGCATTGACATCCGCGACAAACTCGTCTTGTGCGAGCCTGAGGAAGCTCTCAAACTCCTCCAGTCCATCGACGGCTGTGGCATCAACGGTGACGACTCGGTGTTCTCCGCTACGGGGTTCGACCAATTCGCGCTGTGGGAGGAAGGAGTTGCGGCGTTGGGTGGGGTAGTTTCCAGGGGTAAAACCCTTACTAACCATCACTTCGCGACCGTAAACTCTGTACTCCTCAGGAGGGAAGGTAACAAACTCGTCCCGGTACCTGTACCGAGACCTTCTCTGCTGTGTGCCGTAAACGGCCAGGTTAAAGTCCCGACACCCGCCCGATGGGGAGAGTATATTGACTGTCAACTGTTCACACAGGAGGCACGAGAGAAACTCAATCTTGAGGGTATATACGGAACCACAATTCCCACTTGTTGGGGGGGGTCCGGACTACAACTGCGCAAGTGGGACAAGCTTGCCGATGAAACTGTGTTGGAGCTGACTATTGCCCGAATAGCAGCTCGGGGGGTGAGACTCTCAGAGTGGAAAGGTTCCGAAAAGGGACTGGAGTACCTCGCGTGGAGAGAGAAGCAACTAGGGGCCCAGCGGTTTGTCGTAATGGAGGCATCTTATGCAAAAGCATATGGTCGCATACACAACTCGCCGTACGCTCTTTGGCGTGACCCAGTTCTTGAGAAGGGGAAAAGGAAGGTGAAACCTCATCGCGTGACCCAGCGTGACTTGGAAGTAACCCAACGAGAGTACCAGACTCTTTGGGAAGCAAAAAGGAGTGGAAAGCACGTTGTATTGTGCAGTGAGCGGCTAGCACCCGTTTTCTATGCCGAGGATATAACGACCGGGAGGCTCTACGTCCCTGAATGTTTCCACCCTGTGGAGTTCAAGAGTAGCATGCCAATCTATGACTGCCCGCTTTTCAAGAAGGAAGACTACCAGAGCTTAGGCAAAGGAGTTCGACTCGATTGGAAGTGGACGGAATTGGAGAGGTACGTGAAAGAACAAAGCATACCGGATGCAAGAAGGGGTATAGGGTACACGGGCCCCCAAAAAGCTGAGGCGCAGCCTATCTGGAAAGAGTGGGGGGCAGATCCGAAATCAATCGGTGATCAACTAGCCGAGCGATTAGGTGAAGCAGAAACCCTGAGTTCAGACTGGCTGTAGCAGGTATGAAGAAAGAGAAGTTGCCAGCAACGTTTAAGGGGTATCGGCTTATTGCATCTAGTTGCAGCCGACGGAGAAAGAAAACGCGGTAATCGTTGGGATGAAAAACGACCCGC